CAGAAAAGGAAGTGAATAAGAGAGTTAAGCAAATGAAAGTAGATAGCCAAAGTTTAATCCAGTTGCGAAATTTAGCACGTGTAAGTTTTCAGATATATATTCGACAACGTGATAAAGACCTACCATGTATTAGTTGTAATAAGTCAGATGCTAAGTGGGATGCTGGACACTATTTAAAAGCTGAAATATATACTAAACTAATATTTAACGAACTTAATTGCCACAAACAATGTTCTTATTGCAACCTACAATTAGCTGGTAATCTTATCGAATATCGCAAAGGTTTAGTAAAGAAAATAGGAATAAATAAAGTTCAAGAACTTGAAGATATGGCTGATTCGTCAAGAAGTTATAAATTTGCAAAAGATGAATTAATTAATTTAGCTAAGGAATATAAACTAAAAATAAAAAAATAATGAGAAATGAATTTGTAAGTAATTTAATTAAATCTTATTTGACTAAGTTCCCGAAGCTCCCATCTTTGACTTTGGCTAAAAAAATCTATGCAGAAAACAATAAACAGTTTACTAGTGTTGATGCTGTTAGAAGTTGTTTAAGATATTATCGTGGACAAAAAGGTGAAAAAAATAAATCACAATTAGCAAGTAGAGAGTTCTTAGATCAAAACATTGAATTTGTAATGCCTGAATCCTATGCGGATGGCTTTGAACCTTATATTATTTCGCAATCAAAAACATTAATTATTTCAGATTTACACATACCTTATCAAGATAATGAAGCTATTCAAAAAGCAATAAATTATGGCAAGGAAAAAAAAGTAAATTGTATTTTAATCAATGGGGACATTTTGGATTTTGCCGGGATTAGCAGACATCAACCCGATTGGAGACAACGTAAAGTACATGAAGAATTTGAAGCTGTACGTATCTTTTTAAATTCATTACGTGAACACTTCCCAAAAGCAAAGATAGTTTTTAAGTTAGGCAATCACGATGAACGCTGGGAGAAATGGTTATTTTTAAAGCACCTGAAATTTTTGATGATCCTGAGTTTAAATTAGAAAATAGATTAAAATTAGGTGAGTTAAAAATAGAGATTGTAAAAGATAAAAGACCTATTCGTATCGGTAAACTAACTGTATTACATGGACATGAATTGTTTGGTGGAAGCGGTGGAGTTAATCCAGCTCGAGGTACTTTTTTAAAAACTTTAGAGAATGTGGTAGTAGGTCATTATCATAAAACATCAAGTAATACTGAAGCTTCTATGTATGGAGATGTATTCAGCGTTCATTCAGTTGGTTGTTTGTGTGGTAAAACTCCTTACTATATGCCTATCAACAAATGGAATACTGGCTTCGCCTACTGTGAATTAGAAATTAAAACAGGTAATTATACTTTTTACAATCTAAAAATTATTAACGGTAAAATATATTAAAACCTAATTTTAACACAACATTAAAACCTAATTTAAACACTAACTTATGACAGGATTAAGACACGCACTCAAAGAATACTTTATGGTTCATCAGATAAAAGGAAGTAACCCGATATTAGCATTCGATAACCTTAAGCAGCAATACGTTGTATTTTGGTACTTTAAAAAAAATACTATAATTAATTTAGGTTATGAAATAATTTTATAGTATATTTGCAATAGTTATAGCTTAGTGGAGCTTTTTAACAATCAAAAAATATTGCCTTATTTCCTGAGTAGTGCCACTACACGAAAGGGATATAAGGTTTTTTTATTTAATATGGCAATCAACAAAAAAGGTTTTATTTTATATGCTGACCAAAAAGCATTATTCGACCAATTAACAAATGATAAAGCTGGAGAATTAATTAAGTTTATTTTTTCGTATGTTAATGATGAAAATCCAATAACTCAAGATTTAATAATTAATTTAGCTTTCATTCCGATAAAACAACAACTTAAAAGAGACTTGGCTAAGTTCAATGAAATCAAAGAAATAAGAAGCAAAGCTGGTAAAATTGGAATGGAGAAAAGATGGCAAAGTATAACAAATGATAACAAACCATTACAAACCATAACAAACATAACTGTTAATGATAATGTAAATGATAATGTAAAAGTAAATGATAAAGTAAATGTTAATGTAAAAGATATTAATAATTATTTTAAAGAATTACCAACCTCAACTAATTTTGAATTAATTGCTATTGCTTTAAATATTCCAAAAGATAAATTAACTTTAAAAATTGCAGACTTTAAAAAAACATCTAAAATTGATTATCTTAACTTTAACGAATTTTGCAACCATTTTAAGAACTGGGCCAATAAAAACAATTCTAATAACTTAAAACTAAAAACAAGCTTCAAATGATTCCAGCAAATACAAAATTAGAAGGTCAATTCCTCGGAGGATTATTAATTAATTCAAGTGAATTTAAATATATTCAGGAACTATTTCACGAGGAATTATTTTACGATGAAAAAAACCAATTAATTGCAAAAGCTATTTTAAGCTTAAATAACGCATCCAAAAATATTGACCTTATAAATGTATCAAACGAGTTAGAAAGTACGCTTAAAATCAATCCTATTAGCTTTTACGACCTATCCTTGCTTACTAATGATGCTATCCTAAATAGGTTCGATGAGAAAATACTTATTCTTAGTGAGTTTTATATTAAAAGAAAAATGATGTATAAGCTAAATGAACTCCTAGAAAAAACCCAAGAATCAACATCAGATGTATTTGAACTTTTAGCCGATAACGAAAAGAACACAAACGACATATTTAACAAGATTTCTATTAGCAAAACTTTTACCGCTTTAGATTGTGCTATTGAAATGGACCAGCATTTAGAAAAAATTGATAAGTTAATGGATGGGGAGTTGATCGGTTGTGATACTGGCTTTATCGAACTTAATAAACTTACTTCGGGTTGGCAGAATAGTGATTTAATTATATTAGCAGCAAGACCTGGAATGGGCAAAACATCCTTAATGCTTAAATTTGTTAATTCAGTATTAAATCAAAATAAATCGGTTTTAGTGTTTAGTTTAGAAATGTCAAAACTTCAACTATATGCAAGGATGTGTTCACAAATTACCAGCATTCCACTTTACAAATTTTTAAAAGAAAAAATGAATCCTTATGAACGTGAACTTTATAAAAACGAAACCTTTAAGTTATCGAACTCACAATTATTCATCGAAGATAAAAGCGGTATTAGTATAAATTTTATAAAAGTAAAGGCACGTAAATTAAAACGTGATAAAGATATAAGCATGATAGTTATTGACTACATTGGACTTATTGACAAAGGTAATAATAACAAAAGTACAAACGATCAAGTTGCGGAAATATCAGGAGCTTTAAAAGGACTTGCAAAAGAACTAAACATACCGATTATATTATTAAGCCAGTTAAGTAGGGAAGTTGAGAAGCTAAATGATAAACGACCAATGCTATCACATTTGAGAGATTCAGGAGCTATTGAACAGGATGCTGATATGGTTATGTTTATTTATCGACCTGAGTATTATGGCATAATGGATGATGGAGCTGGTAATTCAACTATTGGTAAGGCAGAATTGATAGTTGCTAAACATAGGAATGGAGCATTAAGCGATATAATTGTTAACTTTAACGGCAACTGTACAAACTTTTATTGATATGAATGTAGTTAGTTTATTTAATGGAATGAATACAGGCCGACAAGCTTTAGAGAATGTAGGTATCAAAGTTGATAAATATTATTCAAGTGAGATTAAACCTTATGCAATAGAATTAACACAACATCATTTTCCTGATACTATTCAAGTAGGTGATGTTACAAAGTGGAAAGAGTGGGATATCGATTGGAAAACTATTGATTTAGTTTTAAGTGGATCACCTTGTCAAGATTTATCCGCTGCAGGAAAACGAGCAGGAATTAATGGAAAAAAAAGTAGTTTATTTTTTACGTTTGTAGAAATTTTAGAACATATAAAATCATTAAATCCTAAAGTTTTATTCTTACAAGAAAATGTAGGAAGTGCAAGTAAGTTAGATGTAGGAATTATGTCAAGAGCATTAGGAGTTTATCCTGTTAGAATTAATTCTAAATTAGTTGTTGCTGCATTGCGTGATAGATATTATTGGACTAACATAAGAACTAAACAAACAATGTTTGATACTGTTGTTGATATTCCAGAGCCAACTGATAGAAAAATAATGTTTAAGGATATTTTAATTGATGGTTATACTGATAGAAAAAAAGCTGGTAGTTTATTAGCTTCTGATTATAAACATTTAATTAATGATGAAAAAAAGCAAGAAATTTATATAAATAGTAGATTAAAAAAAAATAAGCAAATACCAAATATTATTTATTTAGAAAATAATGAATTAAGAATAAAAACAAATACTCTAAAAGGTTATGATGTTATTACAGAAAATGATTGTTTAAATCTTGCTTTTCCAACTTCAATAACTCGCAGAGGCAGAATTACAAAAGGTAAATCACCTTGTTTAACAAAAGTAAATGAACCTTTATATTCTTATAATGGTGTTAAGTTACGAACGTTAAATAAAATAGAATTATGTAGATTACAAGGGTTTCCCGATAATTATTGCGATATACTTACAAGAAATCACGCAGCTTCATTACTTGGCGATGGATGGACTTTACCAATAATAGAACATATCTTTAAATTTATAATATGAATAAAAAAATTAAAGTTAAATATTTAAAATTAGGCAGAGAAAATATTTGGGGACTGGCTCATTGCGGACTTAATCTTATCGAACTTGATATTAGATTGAAAGGTAAAAAGCACCTGGAGATATTAACT